AACGTGCATGAAGCGGGTCTGGTGCCTATGTTCCAGTCATTTGAGATGAATAACCGTGAGCAGTCTCAACGTCATGACGCCATGCGTGCACACGTTTCTAATGGTCGTCTTCGTCGTGGTAAGTTGAACGCAACTGAAGAAGACCGTCTATTGAAGCTTTATGATGACATGAAGACTGACCATCCGTTCCATCTGGTTGATGCTGTTAACGGACTGACTGTAGATTCACTCGTTGCCAAAGCAGAGCAACTCAAGCCTGACGTACTTTTTGTGGATGGTGTCTATTTGATGATGGACCAGGTGACTGGCGATGCAAACACACCGCAGGCGCTTACTAATATTACTCGTGCATTGAAGCGTGTGGCCCAGAAGCTAAACATTCCGGTTGTCGTTACAACACAAACATTGTTGTGGAAGATGAAGGGTGGCAAGGTGTCAGCTGACTCAATTGGTTACTCGTCTTCATTCTTTCAGGACTCGGATGTTATTCTTGGTCTAGAGCCAGTTGAGGCTGATGATGAGATTCGTATTCTCAAGGTTGTTCAGGCTCGTAACTGTCCCCCATCGGAGACGTCGATTACTTGGAAGTGGGACACTGGTTGTTTCCACGACGAGAGTGCTGCCGGTACTTGTAAGTTCTGTACTCCTTGGTCAGGTAAATACTAATGCTTGTTGATGTTCTTTTAGTTCTAGACGCGCTTGGTATTGAGCATGACGAGCGTGGCGTTGAGTCACATGCATTGTGTCCTATGCACCAAGTTCGTACTGGACGTGCAGACAACTCTCCATCTTGGTGGATTAACACTGAGACTGGGATGCACATCTGTTTCTCTTGTGGATACAAGGGTAACTTGCTGCAACTTGTTTGCGATGTCAATGAGTTTTACAAAGATGTCTGGGGCAAGGATTACGCGTATGATTATGTAGCTGCTCGTCTGTGGTTGTCTCAGGTTTCTGAGATTCCTGTCGAAAAGTTGCTTGAGATGATTCAGACATTGCCTAATCGTATCGAGGCTATCCCTAAGCCTTTGGAGATGTCTGAGGCTCGTCTTGCTGTCTTTGTTTCTCCCCCAGCTGAGGAATTAGCTAAGCGTGGAATTACTGCTAAGGTTGCTGAGCAGTATGGCATTCTTTGGGATGACAAGAAAAAGAACTGGATTCTACCTTTGCGTGAACCAGAGAACAATAAGCTTATGGGATGGCAGGAAAAGGGAACTGTGCACCGCACATTCTTTAACCGCCCCGGTGGTCTACAAAAATCTAAAACACTATTTGGAATCGAGAATCAAAATGAAGATGTTGTTATTGTGGTTGAGTCTCCCCTTGATACTGCTCATATGGTTTCTGCTGGAGTTATTGGAGCGGTGGCCATTTGTGGGTCGTCAATCTCGGAAGAACAAGTAAAACTACTTAGGCGTTCAGACAAGATTATTGCTGCTTTTGACCAGGATGCGGCTGGATACAAAGCCTCAGAGGAACTGCGCAAGATGGCACGTAAATACGGTTTAAATCTGTTCTTTTTCAGCTATCCTAGTAGTGGAGCAAAAGACCCTGGTGATTTGACGGCTGACGAGATTGCGTGGGGTATTGCCAACGCTAAATCGTCAATACTTGGAGAATCCGCATATGTTCAAAGGCACACTGAAACCGTATCAGGTTGATGCCGTTAAAAAGATGGTAACCCAAAAGCAAATTCTTGTTGCTTACGAAATGGGTCTGGGTAAAACCCCAATGACTATCGCTGCTATCGAAGCCCTTAATCCTAAGCTAACTCTTGTGCTGTGCCTTGCTAGCTTGAAGTACCAGTGGCAAAAAGAAATCACTAAGTTCAGTGACTCTACATCTATTGTCATAGATGGCACACCAGCTCAGCGATTTAAACAGTATGCTGAAGCTAATGGCCATGATTATATTATTATGAACTACGAACAGGTAGTCAATGACTGGGATATGCTCAAGACATTTGATTTTGAAGCTATTGTTTGCGACGAAGCTACAGCTATTAAAGGATTCCGAGCTAAGCGAGCTAAAAAGGTAAAAGACCTTTCTAAGAATATTCCAGTTAGATTTGCTCTAACGGGTACGCCTATTGAGAATGGTAGGCCAGAAGAGATTTACTCTATTATGCAGTTTGTGGATTCTAAGGTTCTTGGACGATTTGATTTATTTGACCGAACCTTTATTGTTAGAAATCATTTTGGCGGTGTACAGCGATACCGAAATTTGCAGACGCTACATGACTTGCTAACTAAGCACTCTGTGCGTAAGTCTCAAAAAGATGATGACGTCAAGCCATTCCTTCCGGATGCAGTGTACCGAGAGCCTATGCTAGTTAACCTAGATAGCCAGTCCTCTAAAATATATAAACATATTGCAGCAGACTTGCACTCATTGCTAATGGATGCCCGAGAAATGTTTGGAGCCAACTTTAACCTTGCTGCTCACTACGGGCAGACATTTAATGCCAATGACCCAGCTAACGAGCTACGGGGGCAAATCATGTCTAGAATTACAGCCCTAAGAATGTTGTGTTCTAACCCTGTTTCTTTAATAAGAAGTGCTGCAAACTTTGAGAACGACAATGGCGGAAGTATGTACATACATTCCCTGGGAGAACTACTAGAAGGCTTGACTAGGAATAATAAACTAGATTATACTATTACTTATCTTAAAGAACATTTAAATATTGATGAGTCATATAAAGCTGTAGTCTTCTCTTCCTATTTAGATTCAGTAGATTCAATAGTAAAAGAATTAGAAAAAAACAACATTAAAGCGGTAGCATATACAGGAGAAATGAATGCCAAACAAAAAGAAGAAGCGAAAGAAGCCTTTCAATCACAATCCGATATTCGAGTTCTTGTTAGTTCTGATGCTGGTGGTTATGGTGTTGACTTACCTCAAGCCAACCTCCTAGTAAACTACGACCAGCCCTGGAGCTCTGGACTTTCTGTCCAGCGTAATGGTAGAATAAATCGTACATCCAGCGACTGGACAACAATTACAATTCAAGATATACTAGTTAAAGATTCAATTGAGCAACGGCAGTATGATATGCTCAAGCAGAAGGGTAACGTTGCAGGGGCAATCCTTGACGGAGCCAACATCAACTCTAAAGGTGGAGTTGACTTAAGTGTTGGAAGTCTGATAGACTTCTTAACAAACAAACTAATATAGGAGGCAAATATGGCAAATCTAATTCCCGAAGAGGGACGCATCGCTAACCCTGACGACTTTAACTCTCAGGTACGCGAATTTATTAAAATCAAAAACTCAATGGAAATCTTTGAGGCTCGTCAGAAAGAGCTTCGTGAGAAACTTCTGCTTGTTCTAGATGAAGATGGTCTTGAAGATGAAAAGGGCAACGTTCAGTTTGACCTTGAAACTCCAATTGATGGAATTGTCCGTCTTGAAAAGCAGCGTCGCTCTAGTCGTAAGCTAAACGAGTTCCGTGCAGATGAAATCATTGAAGAAACAGGCATTGGTCTAGATGTTTATGAGATGAAGCGCGTTATCAATGAAGACGCTCTAATGGCTGCTTATTACCAAGACAAAATTACAGAAGAGCAGTTGGATGAAATGTTTCCTGTTACTGTAACTTGGGCACTATTAACCAAAAAGAAGTAGATTATGGCAGGAATGCGTAGTGATGCAGAAATCCTCAAAGCATTTGAGGGTCTTGACCGCGCACCTGGTTCTAAACAAAAACGTCGTGAGTCTACTCCAGTAGCAGATAAGCGTCGTAAAGTAGCTTCCGGTGAGTCTAATGGTTGGGATGCAAATCCCATCATTAAGACTCTAAAGGGAGTTGAAACAGAAGTTTTTACAATTAAGGCACTAGCTCAAGCACTAGACAAGCAGGTAGTTACTATCCGTTTGTGGGAGAAAAAAGGTTACATACCAATTGCTCCATATCGCTTGCGTTCTAAGTCACTTAATGGTAAAAAGGTAAATGGAAATCGTGTTTATACACGTCGTCTAATCGAGATTGCCATTGAGGAATTTACAAATCGTAAACTCCTCGGTTCCGCTCGTGTAGAATGGAAAGGGTTGCAAGATTTAACAGAAACACTTGTGCAACGCTGGAAAGATGCACTATAATTAAATAGTAGGCAGATGCCTCAAGACAAAAAAGTAGTCGAAAGACTCAAGACAAAGAAAGTAAATTATGAACTACTCACCAAGCGTTAACGCAGACAGCTACCTAGCCGAAGACACCGTTGACATTGCACCTAAGCACGGTACTACTGTCCAGTCAGGATGGGGAGCCGCTGCTTCAGCACTAAAGCCAAAGCGTGAGGCTGGAGACTATCCAACCGATTTCCGTTTTAGCGACCAGGCACAACTTGTCCGTTTTATGCAGGACGAGCCATTTGCAGTTTACGAAATGCACTGGATTGATGCCATCAAGGAAGGCCGTCGTTCATTTGTTTGCCTAGGCGATGAATGTCCACTATGTACCATTGCTGGTGACAAGCCTCGTCCTAAGTTCGCTTTTAACATCATCGTTTTATCTGACGGTGAGCCTAATGTACAAATCATGACTGCGCCACCGTCATTCGCTCGTCAGCTACAAGCTGCAAATGATGACCCTCGTCGTGGTCCACTGACCAAGTACTACTGGGCTGTGTCTCGTACAGGTTCAGGTAACACAACACAATATACTCTCGACCGTGTTCGTGGAACTGACCTTGCAGACGAGTGGGAGTTGGATGATGAAAGCATTCTTGCTTTCTCGGCCACTGCCGTGGCATATGATAAAAGCGCAGTCTACGTGAGCCCCCGCGAAGACTTGCT